GAGGCATGTGCGCTCGTCTGAGTAGTCAAGCCCTTGCAAAAGCGCGGGGCCGGGAGCTTCGCTTTTCATGAACTGATATGAGTCGCCGTCGCTGAACTGGTATTTCACCACTGCGCCATCCGCCATCTTTTCCGTGTAGGTGATAGTGCCGTCTGAGTTCGTGGTCGTCTCGTAGTCGAGCGGATCGGGCGAGCCGCTGGCGTTGCTGGCAATGGCTGCAATCTTCGACTGAATCGCCATGCTGTCCATGCCGCTTTGCCAGATTTTATTCCGCTTCTGGATGGACTGAATTGCAGGCGCGAACTTGCTCACGCCGCGATGCCCGTCGAATAGATTATCCTGAAAATAAATGACGTTGCACGCCGGGACGATTTGCGGGTTGAGATAGGTCTGATTGTATCCGCGCTCGTAAATCTTGAACGCTTCGTTCATGCCATTCGGCGCAAGGAAAATTCCGGCAATGTAGCGCACACTCGGCGCGGGAGGTTGCACGAATGCCTCGGCACCGTAGCTGGCAGGATTTACGAAGCGGTAAAGCTCGCCGATTTGATCCGCACAGCGCACGATGAATCGAAGCTGAGTCTCGTCGTCATACCGCTCCAGAATCGAATCACCGCGCACTGGCATTTCAACGTGGGCGGCGCACGAAAAAGCGGAGAGCGCGGACTGGTTAATGCCGCCGCGTTTCATTACTTCGCGCATGTATTGGTTCACTTCGCTGTCGAGCGCCGGGTCGCCGGTTTGCGCGAGGTAGCCAATCGGCTGGCAGTATTGTTTGAGCGAATAGCAAACGGAAACCCAGTCCGAATTTTTCACTAAGTCCTCGGCCTGCCACATGAGCGTCACGCGCTGCTGCTGCGCGTATGCCGAGTTGGGGTTCGTGCCTATGCGATTCGACATCTGCCGCGTCTTGTCGGGCATCGCGCCGTCGTAGCTCGCCATCGAAGCGAGCGCGAGTCCGCTGCGCTTTGACCGTTCAAGTGTTGCCGTGTCGCGTTTCTCGTATCGGTTGCGCTTGCTCATTTGTATCCGCTTAAATCCATGTTCACTTTCTTCGTCGTCATAATGCCCGCCCGAAAATCCATTTCAGCGTTGATTTCGTGCAGCCTCAACTTGGCATCCGTGATCGCCTTTGTGCCGCTCTTTGCGCCCCCTCCAACAGACTGCCAGCACTCCTCCAGTTCCGCCTTGGCTTTCGCAAACGCAGCCGCCAAATCGGGCGTGGAATAATGGCGGTAAAGTCGTTGCGGAGATGGCATGGTTTGCCGTGTATTTACACGGGCGCGGGAGGCGTGTCAATCTCGGATTCTTTGCCGAGCGGGAAGAAGCCGCTGCGAATCGCAATGACGAGTGCCATCACCTCTAAATCCCAGTAGTGATCATCGCGGATTTTCTTCCACACGATTTTCTTCACCGTCGCGGTTTTTTTGTCCGGCTCGATCAACGGCATGAAGCCCGGCATGTTTTTCACGTAGCACTCCGGCATATCGCTGGCAATGCCGAAATAGCGGCCCGATGCGCCCGTGATGAGCGCGTAGAGGTATCCGTAGAGTTCTGGATTGTGCGACGTAATGCAATACGCCCACCCATCCGGCAAGCGCCCCACCTTGACCTTGCGCGCGCTTTTTGGCAGTGCCTCGCCGACAACGCCGGATTGCGGTTCCGGCTGCGAATACGGCATTGGATGGGTGACGTTCATCGCGTCCGCGCCGATGCCCTGCTTGATGGCGTGGAACTGCTGCAAGTCCGATCCCTTGAACGCATACCAGCCGAATTGCCCGCACTCGCGAAACGTGCGGCGGGGTTCGTGCCCGCTGTCAATTATGACGTGCGAATTTTTGCCCGGCTTGCCTTCGCTCACGCCAAACTCCGCCGCCATTTCGTGCAACTGCGCCGCCGTGTCAATTCGCCGGTAGCACACGCGCCGGGAGTTGCCCTGCCGATCCCACTCAGTGACGAGCGCGTGCCGGTGCGCTGGTTCGCCTGCCTTGCCCGCCTGCGGGTCGCAGGATAGGACACGCAATGTCTCACCCCCCGGCTGCCACACGTCTCCGAGCCGGTAGTCACGATTGCCCTTGGCGTCGCCGAAATCTGGCAGGCGCGGCACGTAGATTTTGCAGAGGCGTTTTTTCTCGAAATCTTCCCACGGCTTCAAATTGCCGAGCTTCGCGGCTTCCATCGCGCTGTTGCTCTCAATGAGCATTTCCCGCCATGAAATCCAGTGCGCGGCGAACACACTCCATCGGAAGCTGCGCGTCTCTGGCGGTGCCGTTGGATTCTGCGCGACGTAATCGCCGTCCTTATTCAGTGCGTAACGGTCGCGCGCGGTGTCGTTTGAAATATGGTCGCAATGTGGACACATAAAAACAACGCTATCGCGCATCGAATCAAAACCAAAAACTTTCACGCCGTTGTAATGTTTGCCGGAATCTTCGCCCCATAGCGGCCACACTAGCCGCTCGCATTTCGGGCATCGGAAGTGCCATTCGTCCTGTTGCCCGGCAAGGTAGAACGTCGCAACCTCGCGGCCTTCATCCGGTGCCGTGGTGATATGCGTGCCCTGCCTGTCCCATCGCCCGCCCATGCGCTTTTCAAATTCGATGAGCCTTCCGTCTGGGTAGCTTTCCAGATGGCTCTCATCGGTCTGGCAGTAACGCACCTGCACAGACTGCGCGGAGGAAATGCCGGGGCCGGTGATTTGCAGAAATTTCGACCTAAAAAGCACAAGGTCGTTGGTCATCGCGTATTTGTCGCGAGACAGCAGCCGCATGGCGTCGGGGTTGCTCCTAATCCATTCCTTGCCGCGCGTCTTTGCCCACGTAGCGGCATCGTCATCGGTCTGGCAAACAATCATTTGATCGCCCACGTCACACACGATGCGTTTCAAGTTGATGATTTGCCCGGCGACGGTGCCCATGCAGCTTGACGCCTTGAAAATGACTAGCCGCTTGCATGAAATGTCATCGGCGGCGTTGAACGGGGCGCGGAGAAAAGGATAGTATTCATCGCGAAACGGCCCGGTGATTGGGCTGGATTTGTCGAATCGGACGTGCGCGCGGGCGAAGTCGAGCGTTTTCATGCGATTAAATTTGCGCGCCGATGCTCAAAACATTCTCGTCCGCTGTATTGAGTCGGGAATGCTCGCGTTGGCTTGTCGAGCTTTGCACAATGTCCATCGAAGTATTTCCCCGCGCCAAGGCGCAGCGTGCCGCCTTTTGGGAAAAGTGATGGGATTTTGTCCACAATCGCCCCCCGCTTGAAGTGCCCGCAGTCATTGCAGTCGGCGTCAATCGTCTGCATTTCGATGATGTCCTGCGGTGTCAATTTCGCGTCAAACGCGTGCCACTCCTTAGCCTCGTCCGCTGTCATTTCGCGGGGCTGCTGCGTGCTCCAATACCTTTTCATACGGCGACTTCCTCGCGTCGAATTGTGGCGGCGCTGTCCCACGATAGCAAGCGGTCGGACGGTTCCACGCCTTGCCACGGCTGCGCCTCAATCACATGCTCGTTGCTTGGCGTGACTCGCACCGTCTCCGTGATGATTCGGCGGAAAACACTTCCATCAGGCCTGAGAAATAAGGCGTTGCGCTCGCGTGTGTAGGCATTCATTTTCGCTTTTTCCCAGTGAGTCCTTTTGAAATTGCCAAACAATGAGATTCGCTTAATTTACTTCCCGTTCTTGCAATGCTCATTTTTAGCTTGGATTGTTCGCTGTGTTTTTTACCAAACTGATTTTGCCTCATCTTTTCGCAATGCTCTTTTGTTTTTCGCTTTCCTGTGTTCGCTGAACTGATTTTTTGTTTCGTCTCTTCGGAATGCTTTCGCCCTGTCTGCCCAAGCGCCATATTTCTTTTTGCTTCCTCTGTGGCCTTCCTTCCTTTAAGTGCATTGCTAATAGCCGCCGCATGTTCGGCTGATCTTGGATTAAGTTTTTTCCCTTTAAGCCTAAGGCTAACTTGCAAACAAAATTCAAGCGGCCTTTTTTTGCCAAGATTTTTTAGCCCAATTCTTTTTTTTGTTTCTTCGCTGTGACTAAATCCGTATCTAGCAAATGGCGTGTGCATGACATTCAATCCATTGATGGACGACGCACCCAAAAGCGATATGTAAAATTTTTCCCGCAAGAGTAATTCGGCTTTTTTGCATTCCTCTAAAACCTCAAAATCAAAAGCTGCCTCTCCGTGTTCTCGTATTGCTGAATACAGTCTCCCGGAAGCTCCGTTTCGCGCTGCGGACATGTGAGCGCTTCTCCTAGCCCCTAGATTCACGGAGCTTCCAACATAACAAATTCCAGATTCCCGATGAATGAAACTGTATATTCCGGTAACTTTTTGTAGTTTGATTCCTGTGGTTATCATTGCACAAGCCATTTCGGTAGAGTTCCGTCACTTATAGCTGAATCTATCATTCCAGTCAACGCCGATTTCCAATTTTCAGCGGCGGATATGTGAAACGATTCCGGCGAGTCACACAAAGCTGCGGTTTGCGAACTGGCTATTATATGTTGCTCCATTGCTAAATTCACGCAAAGCACAAATTGCTTCCAGATTTCGCGCGCTTCCTCCACGCTGATTTTTTCACCGTCCTTCCGCTCAGTCGCGACTCCGCGATCATAGGCTAGAAGGATCTTCGCCGTCTTGCCGAAGTTGTCGCGTGCCGTGATAAGTTCGCACTCCACCCGCGCGATTTGCTCGCGGTTGTCCTTCGTTTCCGCCGCATTCGGGCTGAGTTCGCCGAGCGCGGCGAGCCGAGCTTCCGCGTCGTCAATTTGCGCGGAGAACTTCGCGGCATCCATTTGGAGCCGCTTGAGCACCGCAGGCGCGGCGAGTTCCTGCACGGCATCCGGCGCGGCGTCGAACTTTTTTTTAGCGGCCATTTTCGTTGTTCGTGTATCGGTTTCGGTTGTGTAATTACTGGTTATGCGCTCGCATGACTTTAACCATATAATCAATGACTTCCATGTCTGGCTCGAATCCGCGCTGAATGGCGGAATCAAGCATACTTTTTCCTTTTAGAGTCACCGGGATCCAAGGTGTAGGACATTGCTCTTGAATGGCATTAGCTAAATACAGTAGATGCAATGTCGCGTCCTCCTCTCCCTGTTGGAAATATCGTTCTTCAGCGGTTTTCATAATTCGAGTAGGTGTTTGAGAAGTTTTGGCCCGCTAGTTGTGCCCTTGCGCGCGAGCCATGCGGCGTGCAATTCCGGGGAAAGGCGCATACACAGCGCCACGGGCGCGGGCTTGCGCTTGCGGCCTGAGCCGGGACGTTTGCCGCCTCGCGTCATTTTGCTC